ATACTTATGTTATGATCAATAATCCTGGCGTAAATGCTGGAAGTTTTACATATACATTCCCTGATTATACTTTATTAAAAGAGGGTGAAATTCAAGCAATTTTTAATTTCAAAAATATTACATTAACCCATCAACCGTTGATTGCGGATTATGTATTAAAATTTGTTATTTATAAAAATTTAAAGAGTTTCATGATTTCAAGTATTGTGGGTAATACCATTTATGATATCCCTGTAATTCAAAAAGATTATTATGATGGCTTATTATCAAAAAAAGAATTTGAAGTTTCTATTTTACAATCATTTTTATCAAGCATTGATTTGATAAATTATCGAATGCTTACGGATTTTGTAAATATAAAATTTTATAATACCGATGGTAAAATGAAAAATATGTTATTAAATGATAAAACGGTGGGTGATGTACTTGATATTGGCATTGTCTCATTGCCATTAACTCCAACAACCGGAGATAAATATATTATTTCAGGGAGTCCAGGTATTACATTAGAAGGCAAGGAATATCAAATTGCAATATGTAAAGATCCTTCAACATGGATTTATCAACGACCTGTAGTAAATGATTGTGTATTTGTTATCAGTAAAAATACAAAATATATTTATACATCTCAAGGTTGGTGTGTCCCTGTATATGATATCCCATTGAAAATATCAGCTGAGGTTGTGAAAATGAATTCGATTGCTGTATCTGATTCATTGTTGATCAATGATATAAAGAATGCAATCTATAATAAATATAAAGATTCATTTGGTGCAGATATATCTATTTATCGATCAGAAATAATTGAAGTGATTCAATCAGTTACAGGAGTTTCAAATTGTCGATTGATTGAGCCGAAAACAAGTTTATTTTTTAATTATAATATCGATAATTTTACACAGCAACAATTGTTAGAATATACACCAGAGATGGTTTATTTTAAATTAGAAGATATTACTATATCTTTAATCAGTAGCCAATTTTTTTAAAAATAGGAAATAAAAATGATACAACTTTTAGAAAAATCAAAAATAAATTTTCCTGAATTAAAAAGGTATATGTTTAGGATTGTCAGCGATTCATTATCAATGACATCTGAGGCATGTAAATATCCTGAAACGAAAAAACATTTTTATGAAATTTTAAAAAGGTGTGCTTTAACAGAGAAAGATGTTATTGAATTTTCAAAGAGGTATTGGAAGGGCACAAAACAAGAAACTTGGAATTTACAAAAAGATCCAATTACAATGTTTTATGTTTTTTTGATGGAGTATTCTTTAAATCAAATGAAAGACAAAGATGCATATTCAATCATAATGTTATTTTTAGGTATTCGATATTATAGTAATTTGATGGCTATCAATATAAAATATTGTAATCCAGAATATTTTAAATATGCATTAACCACAGTATTTAAAACCCATTTATTTACTAGAGAGGGATCGATAGGTGGGGCTATTATTCATTTATCGCAAGAGTTGTCTGCAAAATATACTAATAAATTTGCAGATATGAAATCAGATTATGTTGCTGAATTTATCACTGAATATCGAACAAGGATGGCTCAAAGTGTAAAGAAATTTGCAGCTATATATTATGATTCAGTGAAGAATGGGATTAAAATTAAAAACCCATATGAGGATGCTGATTCAGATGTTCATAATGATAGTGATAAAACAAGTAAAATATCATATGAAATTGCGAAAAATATTTGTGTTTATAAAACAATTGATCATGATAACTTAGATACCTCCATCAAAATGACCAGTATTAACAAAAAACTAGCCCTTAGGATGGTCGAAGAAATTCACGACCCCATGTATATGGATGAAATAAAAATGACCGTGAATCTCTTTTTAACAGGTATTAGAACCATAAAAAATATATGTAAAAATGAATATTATGGTTATACAAAATCATTGGTTATGAGTAAGAATAAAAGCGATTCATTAACTTTTCGAAAAAATGTCACTGAATTGTGTTTGAAGATTATATCAAATATGAAATTCATTGATAAATTTGAGTCATTTACGAATCAAACAAAATTAAGTGTTTATTTATTTATGTCGTATTATATAACAGGTTTTTTACGAAAGACAATATGTTATTAAACCGTCCATGATATATTATTCGATATACTTGATAATCCACTTGGGACTCTTGATTTAATCGAACTTTCAACAGATGAAGCTAATGCTGTGGGGTTTGGCAATCCACCAGGTAAATTTCTAAATGGAGCAATATTTTGAAGTGGTGTTAGATTGCCAAATGTATCCCCAGCTATATTACCCATCATATTAGTATATACTTCCGCAGTCATTTCCATCGACTCAATTTCTTTTTTTGTTGCCATAGCCGTTAAATAATTGTTCAATGTAGGTCTCTTCTCCCCAAATTTATTTAATATTTCAGTTTCAATAATCAAACTATTAAATAAACTTCCAAAATCAATTCGAACATCCACAATTCCCATTCTTTGATTCCACGCAATTTGTTGTTGATCTCCACCCTTTATAACAGATACATTTGATATAAAGGCTGGAGTAACATTTGTGATGCCTGGAATCTCTATCTTATGTAAAAATGGCCATTTAATAACTGTACCATCTTCTGATTGAGGACAACCTAAAATTAATAATGCGGCTAATGGCCCTAAAATATATTTTTGGGTTGCTTCATCACTTGCAGGGTTTGGGTTATATAAACGAATTGTCATTGAATATGATGGAGTGAATGAACTATTTTTCCAAACCATAGGAAAATCTACCCGTCCACCAGTCATCATTGCAGCCATGGTATGAGCCATATTCTGCATCAACGGTGAACCGTTTGTCATATTCTGAGTAAATTTAGATGCATCTGCCAAACCTTTACCAGCCATATTCGCCAAACCTTCAGCTTGTGTTCCTTGTAAATCAGCAATTGCTCCAGCTGCAAATTTCGAAGGATCACCCATCATCTGAGCAAAATCAGAAACTCCACTAGAAACCATACTGGTTGCTTTTTCCAAAAATGATTGACTATATTCATTTTGAAAATTATCAGCAGGAAAATTATCTGCTTGAAAACAAACAGTAACATAATCCCCATCTCCATTATAATCATACCCATGTAACTCTAATATTTTTGTAAATTTATCCCAAGCAGGTAATGCTTCAAATACAGTTGCACCCATCGTGGCTTGTGATTCACATGGAGTTATTTTAGCAATAGGGAATGCATTACTTCGTAAAATATTTGAAGGAATATCTGAAAAACTTTCAGGTGGTAATCCTAAAATAGTGGGTAATGATATTGTTGATATAGCCATGATTTCATATATCCTTTTTATATATTTTTATTCTAATCCACTCGCATTCGCTAATAAATCCATACTTGAGTTATTACCACCACTTTTTGCTGCAGCTGCATTTTGAATACTTATTAGATTCTTTGTTGAACTAACTACAGAATTCGACATATTATTCAAATTCGTATTCATATTATTCATATTAGAACTTGATGTTTTTGTACTCTCTTTAATAGCATCCGTGTTTGAATTAATAGAATCTGTTTGTCTCCCAATATTTTCCTGAACTAAATTATCTTTATGTGTCGCCATGCCTGCTAAATCTTTCTGACTTATCTCAGATTTATTTCCAGATTCAGATACATTAGATGAAGATGCATATTCTTTTAAATAATCTTTATAACTTTGTTCAATATTGACATTTGGATTCACCTGGGATTTTTTGAATAAATCATACCCAATATCTAACCCATATGAATTTTTATTCGATGCTTTAAATTTACTAATATATTCTTTAAATTTTATATCAGTTATTTGTTTTACTCTTTCATTTTTCGATCCACGTTCATAGCCTTTGATTAATTCTTTTGATATATACAGACCTTGCTCTAATGGATTACCAGATTCAGATAATTTTAAATTATATTCACCCGACAAACTATTTATTTTATTTGATAGATCATAGGTCTGTTTTTGTTTCACTGCATATTTTTCATCATATGAATTTTTAACCTCTTTAGCTTTTGAAGATATAGTTGCAAATGCGTCATTTACTGTTTTAGATATATCTTCTTTCTTTGCAGCTAAATCAACTTTATCCTTAATTGTTTTACCAACCGACTCAGCTGCGATAATTCCTTTATTCGCATAATCATTGGCATGATTTATAATATCAGGTCCCAATTCATTATATAAAGATTTGTAATATGATGAAGTTGTATTTGCAACATCCTTGGTGATTGCAATAGCCTGACCTGTTTTCGATTTAACGAGTGGAAAAATCTCATTGGTTAAAGTTGAATATATCTGACCGTTATTATTTAATTTATAGGTTGAGATGATGTTATTATCATCAATCAACTGACCGACATTATTTATTGAATAATCAACAAATTTCTTAGATTCTTCATTGAATATCTTTACTTTTTCAGATATACTTGATTTTACAGATGAAGCCGTATCTTTAATTTGAGATTTTGCATTTTCAACAGCTAATTGGTGTGGGGTTAAGCGTAATGGATTATCTATATCAGAATAATTTTTAAATCCTGTACTGGTTTGGGTTGTGGATGCATTGAATTTTGTCAATA